AACATCTTCAAGAACAGCAGAGGTAGTTCCTTGTGGGGTAGTTGTTTCAACATAAGAAGATGGAATTTCTCCAGCGATAGCTGATGCTCCAGCGGGACCTGTGTAACCTGTTGGGCCAGTAACGTTAGAATCAGCACCAGTGTATCCAGTGTAACCTGTATAACCCGTTGGACCAGTGTCTCCAGTGTCTCCTTGAGGACCAGTATAGCCGGTATAACCTGTTGGACCAGTATCACCAGTGTAACCTGTGTATCCTGTATCACCAGTATCTCCTTGAGGACCAGTGTATCCTGTATAACCTGTATCTCCAGTGTCTCCTTGAGGACCGGTATAGCCAGTATAACCTGTTGGACCGGTATCTCCAGTGTATCCTGTAAATCCTGTATCTCCAGTGTAGCCTGTTGGACCGATTGGACCTGTGTAGCCTGTGTAACCAGTTGGACCGATTGGACCTGTATAACCAGTGTAACCTGTATAACCAGTGTAACCTGTTGGACCAGTTCTACCTGTATAACCAGTTGGACCGATTGGACCGGTAAAACCAGTTGGACCGGCTTGTACAAAAATAGACCAATAACCGTTTGCTAAGTCAGTAGCAAATGTACCTGAAGTATGAGCAACAAGACAAGTATAACCACTGCCTAATTGATAGACGTCGTCACCTACTTGGTAAGCTGTACCTGTAAGCCATTGACCTTCCCAAACATATTGAAAACCAGTGTATCCAGTATAACCTGTATAACCTGTATAACCAGTATCACCTGTGTAGCCTGTATAACCTGTATAACCTGTATAACCTGTTGGACCTGTATCACCAGTGTAACCTGTAAAACCAGTGTCACCTGTATAACCAGTTGGACCTGTATCACCTGTATAACCAGTTGGACCTGTATCACCTGTCTCTCCGATAGGACCTGTATAACCTGTATAACCAGTTGGACCAGTGTCACCAGTATAGCCTGTAAATCCTGTATCTCCAGTATAGCCTGTATAACCAGTATCACCTGTTTCTCCTATTGGACCAGTGTATCCTGTATAACCTGTTGGACCAGTATCACCAGTGTAGCCTGTATAACCTGTATAACCAGTCTCTCCTATTGGACCTGTATAACCTGTATAACCAGTTGGACCAGTATCTCCAGTATAACCAGTAAAACCTGTATCACCAGTATAACCTGTTGGACCAGTATAACCTGTTTCTCCGATTGGTCCTGTATAACCAGTATAACCAGTATAACCTGTCTCTCCGATAGGACCTGTATAACCTGTATCACCAGTATATCCAGTGTAACCTGTCTCTCCGATTGGACCAGTATAACCTGTATATCCAGTCTCTCCGATTGGTCCTGTATAACCTGTTGGACCTGTATCTCCAGTGTAACCTGTATAACCTGTTTCTCCGATTGGACCAGTATATCCTGTTGGACCTGTATCTCCTGTATAACCTGTAAAACCAGTATCACCAGTATAACCTGTTGGACCTGTATAACCTGTCTCTCCTATTGGACCTGTATAGCCTGTATAGCCTGTATCTCCTGTATATCCTGTATATCCTGTTTCTCCGATAGGACCAGTATAACCTGTATAACCAGTTTCTCCGATTGGACCTGTATAACCTGTATCTCCAGTATAACCTGTATAGCCGGTGTAACCTGTATAACCAGTTTCTCCGATAGGACCAGTGTAGCCTGTATCTCCAGTATAACCTGTATAACCTGTATAACCTGTGTAACCTGTTTCTCCTATTGGACCTGTATAGCCTGTATAACCTGTTGGACCAGTATAACCAGTTTCTCCTATTGGACCAGTATAACCTGTATCGCCAGTGTAACCTGTTGGACCAGTGTAACCAGTTTCTCCTATTGGACCAGTGTAGCCAGTATCACCAGTGTAACCTGTATAGCCTGTAAAACCTGTATCTCCAGTATAACCTGTTGGACCAGTGTAACCAGTTGGACCTGTATAACCTGTATAACCTGTATAACCTGTCTCTCCGATAGTACCTGTATAACCTGTATAACCAGTTGCACCTGTGTAACCTGTTGGACCAACTGCACCTGGGGTGTTTGAGTTTACCCAAGCACTGGTAGTAGAATCCCAAACCCAGAAAGAGTCAGTTGAGCCTACCATAGCATAATAACCGTCGGCACCCACTGGATAAGCAGTTGCCAGAGCTACTGGGGTTGCGAACCAACCTAAATTATATGGGTCTCCGAGTTTATTTGCTAGATATGCCATAGTTTTATATTTTATTCTTAATTAACTTTGCTTTCTGAAGTTCGACTAACATAGCAGGGACTTTTTCAATAACTATGTTTGTTTCAGCAACGTTTTTTCTATTAACAGATACAATTTCTTCTAAACTTTTCTTCAAATCAGAAACAATCAAATTTATATCTCTAGCATTATCTGTACTAACTTTTGTAACGTGGTCAACCACTTGGTCTAAGATTGTTGTTTCAGCTTTTACTGTATTAAATGTAGCCAATGCAGAAGAGACATCATTTTCTAATGATGCTTTTTGAGTTTTTAGTACCTCACTTAGTTTAGTGAGATTCATTATTTCTGATTCAAGACAAGTTTTTTGTGCTTGTAAAGCAGCAATTTCTTTAGAGATAAGAAGGGGTAACTGTGCTTCTAATTTCTTTAATTCTTCAATTCTACCAATAACTTGATTCATCCTATCCTCAGTATCTTTGTAGGATTGAGCCATTTCTTTATTAGCAGTTACAAGTTTTTCGTGAGCTGTCTGGAGACCAGAAATTTCCAAGAGAAGTGCATCCCTCTGACCAGCCCAAGTTTTCAATTGACCTTTTTGTTCTGGGGTTATTTCTGTTTCCATATTATTAGTATCTTAATGAATAATCTAAAGAGCCATTGAAAGTACCACCCGTGACCTCGACAATGAAAGCTTCGCCTGGTTTACACTCGAATCTTGGACAGCCGTCCATTCCTGGTTCGTCTTGCTCAGTCAAACCTTGACCAGCGTCAAGAACGAAAGAAGCTAAAGTTCTAGTACCAGCTTTGATGATAACATTACCACCGGCAGCTAAGTCTCCAATAAGCTCGTGAACATAGATATAAGCATCCGCTTGAGCGGCGACTAAGGTATTTGAACCTACAGCTGCTGCAACTGGGATAGATATTTTTTTTGTGTGTGCGTCTTGTAACATATTATTGTTTATTAAAATTGATAAAGAGAGTAGTTACCCTACCCATTCCCACCCCCAGATAGGGGTGGAGAGGATAGATTAACTTAAACAGTTACGCCATCACCATCAGACCACATCCAACCTCTAAGGTCAGATGCACCCATAACAGCAAGAGAGTTAAAGTTCAAAACTAAATCTTGGTTACCTAGTAAGTCCACAACAGCAGGTTCTGCTCTTGTTGGAAGAGCCTCGATGTAAAGGAATCCGAAATCCTGATTCATCATCTTGGAATCGAACATACCCCACATAAGACCGTCCATAGCTAAGTTCTCGTATGGTGACAACTCTACAACTTTGAATGAATCAGTAGCTGGAGCGTTGTTAAATACGTTAGTTTGCTGAGGAGCGATACCTTTGTCGATAGTTCCTTTGATAGTCTTAGCGAACTGTGCAGTGGTTGAACCTCTGCGACATACTAAGGTATCTAGGTCTGAAATCAATGGATTACCACGACCATCTTTCTTAACAGCTTGCTGTCTTCGAGCAGCTAGTAAAGCTGAGTAAGTAAATTGAGGGGAAGCGGTTGCACCATCAACGATAACGTTTGACCAAGCAGCACCACCATCTTCACGAGGGTGAGCCTGTGACCAATATTCAACAGCATCCGCACCAATGGTTGAGATTGGAGTTGGTGTACCAACCGCATTGATTGGAACCCAAGTGAATGAAGTTGTAAAACCTTGTGCCAAAAGTGACTGAGCAAGGTAATTTTTTGCGTGTTCGATAGCGTTCTTTCCTTCTAACACTTTTGATTTAACAGAGCTCTTTATTTTAGCAGCTGCTGATTCAAACAAGAAGAAGTTAGTCTGGAATGTCAAACGAACTTTTTTAGTAAAGTGCATTTGAACATAGTTCTTTGAGTAACCTTGAATTGGGGCATCAGAAGCTCCGATACCACCATCTGGGATTATTTCAGCCATTCCGAGTCCGGTGACTCCAACGTCAGTATAGATTCTTTCGTTGTTATCTACCTTATACATAAAGTCTAGGTATTCAGCCTTGACTGTAGGTGAGACTTTCGGTGCAACGTGTTTTAGAACGTTGTTTACGATGACTGCATAATCATTTATTGTTCCTACCATATATTTGTTTTATATTATTAGCTAATAATGATTATAGAGTTAGAAAACGACCGAGGATAAGTTTATCCGCAGCTGCACCCAATGGAGCGACCTGTTGAATAATACCGGTAGCTGAAGTAGTACCAGTGTTATTAACTGTAGTTGAGTTTGCACCAAGAACCATAGCTTGTCCGTTATGGGTAGCGTCTGAGTTATTGGTTGTTGAGAAGATGTATACATCTTCATCTGAAGGCACGATATAAGGAACTTGAGTCAATGCTTCAGCAGCTGCAATCGATTGATTACAGACACCTAGCAAATCAGCTCTGACAGTAGAGCTTGTAGCAGGAACTGCTAGACCAGCTGTCAACATAAGGATTTCTCCGTTTGTTGTAACTGTACTATCAGCCTTGTTAGCAAGAGCTAATTGTCTTGTGTTCTTTATTATAGCCTGTTTTACTGTTGCCATAATTTAATTTGGATTATAGTAGCGACTTAATCCGATAGGAGTTCTAGGGCTTTTTCTTCTGAAAGACCAGTAGCTGTAAGTTCGTCAATTGACTTCTTCATCTCTGGGGAGTAGGCCTGCTTTGATATAGTTCCACCTGGGAACTGCATCGCATTTACCTTCTCCTGGACATTAGCAGCTTTTAGGACTCTTTCTTGAATAGTCTCCGATGGCTTAAACATACTTTCTCGAGCTAGTTCCAGAACCGTCATCAGTTCCTTTCCGCTTTTATTTTGCCAATTGTAGTTGGAATCAACAAAATCAAAGAAAACTTCTCTCGTATCATTATCTTTAAGTTCAGCGTGTCTATCAACAAATTTTTCTAAAGTGCTTTTAACTTCTATAGCTTGACGTTCTTTTTGCAAAATCTCTTGGACCTGCTCTACAGTCGTCCCGCCTAGTTGTTTTAATCTTTCTCTATCAGCTTTCAAAGCTTCGTCTTCGACTTCTACCTTATTTTCGGTCTCTACTCCACTCTTTTGATTGAGTGGGTTAGTAATTTTATCTTTACCACTTAAAACGGCTAATTCTTTTTTGCCCTCTTTTATTTGGTTAGATAAATTTTCACGTTGTTCATCAGAAACAGCAGTTTTCCTTCTTCTGACCAAATCCATCAGTTCGGCACGTTTTTCGTATACCTCATCTGATTCGAATTTGCCTCTTTTATCTGGTTTCCCAGGTATAGGGAGTCTGAACTCGTCTACTGGTTTTTGATTACTTTCGTCTATTTGAGGGTCGCTGGGTTCCTCTGCCTTTGGAGCTTCTGGCTCTTCCGCCTTTACAGGCTCAGGCTCTTTACCAGCTTTAAGACCGTTTATTGATTCTTCCAAACTTTTATCAAGTTCAGCCTCATCATTAACTGGGGTCTCTATCTTTTCGTCTTGATTTTGTATCTCCATATTTTTACCTCCGTAACGTGGTTAGGACACGATGGTTACTCCTTTAATTATATAATGAATAAAATTAACTTGCAAATTATCTATCTTCGAACTTACAGAACTTCGGGATTCTTCCTAATTTTATTTTTAATGTATCCAAATTCACTGACCCTTCATTGATAAAAGAGATAGCGTGTTTCTGGAAATCACCTTCAACTGAGTTATTAAAATCACCAATAGTGGTTGAATGTTTAATAGGTGGGATGACAAGATAAACCTCCTTATCAAGTGCCTTATAAAAAAGGAAATTGTCTTCAGGTTTGAATACCTTATTAAATACAGCTATTAAATCTTCTCTATCCACAGGTTTACCACAAGTACCTTCGAAACCTGGGGCTACTTTTCCACCAAAGAAGTAATCTTCAACTGGAACTTCTTTACCAGCGGTGTTTCTTAAAATCGATTTTTTGACTACCTTCTCTTTTTTTTCTACTTTTGTTTCTTCTACTTTTTTTATTTCTTCCATATTTTTACCTCCGTAACGTGGTTAGGACACGATGGTTATTAAATTTTAATGTTCTTGAAACTCTTGTAAAACTTGTTAATGTACTCGGTCATCTCCGGTTTCAATTTAGATTTGACCTCGTCTATGTACTCTCTCGTTAAAACTATTTTCGGAATCTTTTCGTCTATCTTTGCAATCTTGTATGCTTCCTCAATCAATGCGAACTCGATTGGATATGGATGCGTGTAATTTATATTTATTTTTTCACCCGCTTTCATATCTTTATCAAGAACACATTGTAGCTGTCGACCGACCTCGACAACATTGATTCTATCAGACTCAACAAAGGTAGCTTCTAGCGTATCCGAATTTACTCCTCCGATAAGCATTGACGACATTTCTTCTGCACTAATAACAAACTCATCACCGGATTTGGTAATGAATTTCATTAGTTTCTTTTCTTTGGCTTCATCTGAATAGCCAATCTCTACGGTATAATCTTTCTGTTTTAGGGTTTTTGCTTTCATTATTTTTGTTCGTGTAAAATTCCTTTTCTAATATCTTCTAGGTAATCGACCATTCGTCTAATCATTGAAGCTTCAGAGTCCATTCTTATTGTATTTACAATTGTCTTCCATTCACTCTTATCATCTATTAAATCTGTTGTAGTAATACAATCTCTCATTAGTTCAATTAAGGTCGCTGCGTGTTCACTTTGTGCTAGTGCTATTTTTTTTTGGTTTGCGGTTTGATTTTCCATTTTATTTTTTGAATAAAGGTCTTAAATTATCGTAAGTTATTGTCTGGTCTGGATTGTGAATATAAAAGTAAGAACCCTGTGTATTGTCTTTATAATCTCCTCGTTTAATTCTTTCTTTAATTTCATCCACGATAGCATCGACCTCTTTTTTCTTTGCGGCTGAAATAGGGTTCGTTGAGCTTGCATATTCTTTATACTGAGGACCATTATAAGCTTGATATTGATTCGGCATCGCTAAAATCTCAGCAACAGATTTTACCTGTCCCCGTTTAGCATATTCTTTCTGACGATTCAAAACTGTATTGAAAATAACATCAGCTTCTAATTTCTTTTTCTCAAATTTTCGATTACTTACCTCTCCATAAAGTAGAGGTCTAAAAGCTTCAATATCTGTATCAGTAATTTTAGCTCCTCGGTCTGGTAAATTATAAGTAGCCGGTAATGGTTTAGCAATTTCTGGTGGTGGGGTATATAGACTAGAAATAGTAGAAGGGGTTGAAGTCTTCATCCTTGTCTCTGGTTGGTTATATAGTTGTGATAGTGGTTGGTACATATATTTATCCTTGCATAGCGGCTCTACCTAATGAAGCGTCGACTGCACTTCCCATTGGGGATTGTGGTCTGGCTACTTCATTTGGATTCTGTGGTTGCATTGGGTCCATTCCATCTCCGGCCATCTGCTGTCCCATTGGCATAGCTTCGCCCTCGCCACCTGCTCCACCAGAACCTCCAGCCATAGACTGCATCGCAGTATTCTGAGCTTCCATTTGCATTTGTTGCTGTTGCATTTCAAGTTGTTTCTGTGAAGGTTGTTTATTTAGAATTGCATCATAGTCAGCTTTTGAAATGAAATCGTAAATATCCAATCCGTTAATCTCTAGGAATTTCTCGAGAGCCATAAGTTGAGATGATGACGCTTCTGGGTCCTGATTTCTCATTGAGTAAATCAAAGTAATTTGGTTTGTAATAACAGGGAAGTTTGCTGAGAAAGTTTGCTTCTGAATTTCTAGTGATGGAAGAAGCATTGAGTCTGGGTCAATAATCCATTCAATGTAATCAGAAACGTGTCCGGTATTTTTCATTTCATCAAATAATCCTTTTGCAGAAATCTGACGAGTTGGAACGTTGTCCATAACTTCTCCTTCTGGAGTGAAATCGAAATTCAATCTCAAATTTTTAGAAGCAGCGACAGCGTGACCGGTAACTTCACCGAGTTCATTTACGATTGGTTGTGCCTCTACGAAATAGTCAGGATTTTGTTTTGTAAATTCAGCAATTTGGTCTTCAGAATCTAACATAAAAATTTTATCAACAGGGTATATCTGTGTCATCCAAGTGTTAGCGATGTGAGCATCAAGTTCAAGACCAGCCACCATTGAGTTCTTTGGAGGAGTCAATCTATTGTATGCAGCTTCCTTCAAGATAACAGTTGAACCAAGTGTAGTCTCCGATTGAGTACCAGCGACAATGTTGTTCACACCAGTGTTCTCTTCGATTGCTTGCTTCTGCTTATCAGCGAAGATAATTCCTTGCTGAACATTTCCAGAAGTTTTTACTACATCAATATCAGTACCTGGGTGTTTAGGGTTTACAATGTTTGGTCCACGCTTATAAGAAGCGGAGCCGTTCTGAACTTGTGCACCGAATAGAAGAGGGAATATTTCTGCTTCAACTTGCTGTGCGTTTAAGGAATTTATATATGTAAAAATCGCAGTGTTACCTCTCATCATTTCATAGAGTCCAACACCGTGAGGGTCATTCAAGTCACGAACGAAACATCTTGCTGTAACAACAGAACCGTGTGAACCATCGTTTGGTAATTCACCATCGTAGATATTCATCTTTCCACATTGAACAATATATCTGTTAGCTAGATAATTTTCGTAGTATCCGATAGTAACGTGAGTTGCTACCTTCTCTGAATTTTCATCTTTTGATTCTTCAGAAACAGAACAGTATTCTAACTTCTTTCTGTTCTTAGCGTTCTTGGCTTCAGGATACATTCTATAAAAATCTTCCTTCGGCATATCCTTCTCATAATAAACTTCACCCCAAGACCAGCAGTCTCCGTGATTAAATCCAATTCCTAACCAAGTTCTTTTAACATCTAAAGGTTCACGATAAATATCGTCGAACATTATTTTATCCACACCATTTCTTTTTACAGAAACTCGTCTTGGATAAACTCTCCACGCTGCCCAGCCGTATGTAAATAAATTTTGATATGTAAGTCCGAGAGTGTTGGAACCATTTGCTCCAGTCATACTCCAACTTCTCTTCCACAACTCGTACGCAGCTTTCGCATAAACTTTATCATCCGCAACTACTGTCGCATCAGGTAATTTTCCACCAAGAACTGAAGCCGCAATAAGAATCTTTGAAAAAGCAATCGGCTCTTGAGAGACAGGTACACCAGAACGATTTTGGTCACGGTCCGTAAGTTTCTGGGGGTACACATTGATATCGTATGCCCCGTTCGCCATCTTATTGTAAAATACCATCGAGCCCCAGCCTGATTTTTCATATAATTTTTGTCCGTATGATACATTAGTATTGACTAGGTTAATTCCAATTTCAGCAGCAAGAGTATCGAAGCGTTCTCGATACTGAGATTTCTTCATCTCTTTCTTTTTGTCCGTCAGAAATTTATAAGCATCAGCTTTCGTATCTTTAGGTGAACTCATATTGTCAGTTTCCACTGATGTCATATCTTTTACCATTTTTTTTTAGAAATTAAACTATTATACAGTTAATTATGTGCTTTTCATTTTAATCTGTCAAATTTAATGTGACATTTGTCCATTTTCTTCTCCAAATATAGCTCGGAGGTGAGAAAAACCTTCTCCACCGGTGGTAGTTTCGACATATTTCCCCTGTTCTTGAAGAATTGCATAGCCAATTGAGGCCGCCATTATGATATCGTCGTGTTTTTTGTCCATCGCTTCGGGTTTACCCTTCGTATTTCGGATAAATGTGAGCATTTCATTCAATATCCCTGCTGGGAATCCAGACGTGTCGCTGACGTGGTTTTCCATCCGAAGAACTTGGTTACCTTCTGAGTTATGTCATCGAACACCTTTCTATAGTACAAATTGATATACCCCATCTTCTCGAGAGCGTCGTTCACCCAGAGTCCGTCCTTATTCACCTCGATTCCCATCAATGCCCAGTTGTAGTATTTCCCTAGCTTATAGGCCTCCGCCGCCAACTCATCGGGAGCGACACTGGACCGATAGAGAGCATCGCACTTCTCCGTCTTGTGATTGATAACGTAAAGAACCTGTGAGTCCCCGTGAGCTAACCCCTCCGCCGTATCTCCGCCTATAATGTATCGGGTCCCCACCTCTGGTTTGTTGAATATCTCCAAGCTACCCGCCGAGTGCTGATTAAACAC